CAAGGAGAAGGGATTTGCCCTGAGGCGCAAGTACGATACCGTTCATGATACCGCCGTGTGTGGCTATGTCTCCATTTGCGGCTACAAGTCCGCTATATGTGAGATTTCCGCCGATTGCCTGTGCTGTGATACTTCCAAAAGTATCAAAGTCTGATCCGGGTGCGGTTCCGTTGCCGAATACGGTTGCATCAAACTTCTGTGCAAGCGCACGGGGCAGACGCTCAACAAGTGCATCATACAGAGATGCAACGTCACGTCTAAACTCGTTTGAAAAAGGAACGATTACCGCAAGTTTGTATGCTCTCATGATCTTGGTTGCAAGTCCGGGATCAGATACGGGCTTTGCATTGGTCTCACCAACCCAAGCCGCCTGAGGATCAGAGGTGATAACATTGATTGCTACGCCTCTTCCGGGGAGTGCGATCCTTCTTGCAAGTCTCATGATTGCAGAATCTTCCTGTGTCTTTGCTAAAATTTCCTGTGATACCTCTACGGGTAAATCAACTGATGTTCTGTTTGTAGGTGTTCCAACTACTGGCATTTTTTTCTCCTCTCTTAATTGAAAGCCTGCGATGCCCATTCAGCAAATTGCTCACGGGTGCTGTGCTTTCCAACATGGCTAACCTCTCCACTATCCTTGACTGTGGGATAACTTGCAGGTTTCGCATATTCAGCAATGGCTTTTGCCTGCTCTCTCAATGCGTCCTCGTTATCCGCCGTGAGTAAGTGAATAGGTACGCCGGTTTCTTTTGCCACCGCTTCTTTGACTTCACGCAAGGCATTAGATGCCTTTAATGCATTGAGTTCTGTTTCAAGTGCTGTTGCCTTTTCCTGTGCCTTTTCAAGTTCGGACTTGTTGGCTTCTTGGATTTCATCAAACCTTGTTGCCTTCTTTTTTAAGTCCTCATAATCGGCATACTTTTCATTGGCTCTCTTGACCCGATCAGACACGATTGCATTGAGTTCATCCTGCGTGAATGTCTTTTGTTCGGTTTCCTGCTTCTCTGTAACCTCTCCGGTCACATTAGTGTCGTTTTCCATACTTGTTTAACCTCTCTATGTGGTGAGTTTTTCCATGTTTATGGCACATGTTGCCTATAAAAAAACCACCTGTTAAGGTGGTTGATTTATTGAATATTCAATTCCTCGGCACTACTTGCATTTAGTTCTTGCCGTTTGGCGTATGCATCCGCTTTTTGTGCTAAAATCAGCTCTCGGTTTTCTGCATAATACTTTCGGCGCATACTGTTTATCTTCTGCTTGGATGTCTGCCCTTCGGCTTCTGAGTATTGCTTGTAATACTCCTCAGGATCATAACCGGCATATGATGTGTCCTTGTTGTACCGGATCGCATATGTGCAATCACAATTGGAATGCAGGTGTTCAACTGTGTTTCTCCGCTTTTCCCATCCTCTGGATGCCAACACTATGCAGAATGCGCAAGTGTCACCGTTTGGAATCCAAGCATATTCTGCCCCGGTATTCCTTGCAAACTTCTGAGTAGTTCGGTCTCCTGTCCTTTTGACCAACCGACCAACCGCACTTGAAATTTCCTCATGATTCTGTGACGTTTTTAAGGTTCCGTATACTGTCTTTGCCACATCACCATATGTAGGAAGTTCCGCCAAATCAGCAGGGGTAAAAGGTACACCGGATAGCGTTGCAATGGCTTCGCACATCTGCTCTGCCACGCTTGCGCTTGCATTCCCATACTTCTGAGCAATCAAATACGATACATCCACCAGATTGCGCCCTTCGGAATCTCTTGCCATATCCAAAAGATTGTCGCCGCCGTATATATTCAACCAAGCAACAACCTCATTAGCGGCTTTGTCGCTGATTTTCCGCAACATCGTGATGTAATTGTTCCATTGCTCTCTTGATATGGTCATATCTATTCTTCAAGGACGTTCAACGCTGTCATTAGTCCCTCATTCATCCGCTCCTGTGCCTTAATTCTTCGAATATCGGCTTTATCGAATCCGATCATCTCCAAAAACGTGTCAGTCTGAGCAAATGCAGGTCTTGCAGACGCTATTTTGATTGCAGAATCCGCCGTAACAGCCACACTTGGCATTGCAGGATTCTTAAAATGCGCCATAACCGCCTTTTGGGAATCGTCCAACCCCTCAATGGTGGTATTGTTCTTGATTGCAAGTGCCATTAGTGCAATATTCCGCAAGGAATTGCCATTGCCTACATTCAATTGCTCTGCCATTGACACAAGTGTTTGGCTCTGGGCAAGTATCGCATCACTTGATGTGGGGTTTGCATCATTGACAACGCCGGTATCTGTGACAGTCAGACCGGTTGCGGCACTAAACTGAGTCGCAAGGATTCTCACCATCTCCACATGAGGTGTTATTGACCCCTGTGGCAACTGTCCAAACTTTGGTGTTTCCCCGGTGTCAGGATTAAAGGTTGCCGCAAGAATTGAGCCTACATACTGCTTGAACTTCTGATTTATCAGAACATCATATTGTTCATCCGTAACGCCTAACAGATACTTTTGAGGTGCCGTGGAAAATTCCAAGCCGATTGTGGCATTGGCAATAGTCCTCACATAGCCCTGTATCAGTCTGCGTATAGGCTCCTTGATCCTTGACCGTCCAAACGGTTTATCCGTTGTCGCATTCCAGATAAGTGGCTCAATGAGTGGTCTGCCCATCCTGTGGAAATATTCTCGGCTATACCACCTGCCATCTATCTGACTAAGCACATATATGGCATCATCCGTATAGTAATTGATGAGTGAAGGTGTCCAATTTAGCGTATTTTCGTTTGTGGGAACTGTGTCAATTATGGCAAAACCACAAGACACCCTGTTTTTTTCCCCATCCCATAGCGCACAAGCACTCTGAGGAGAATGGAACCGGATTTTGACACCAATCTGAGTATCTGCTGACAATGTGGCAAACGTGCAACCATACTTTAGTTCATCCCGTGATGCTTTCATGTATTCGGCTATGAGGTCATTGTTGACGGTGATTTCGTCAAGTTCCTCGATATCCTCACCATTCAGCCCCACAAAACCATCAAACATTGATCTGGACGCAAGCACGTCAACTGTCTTGGCTCCCCAAGCACAACCAATTTCAAGTTTTCTGAGTCCGTCAGGTAAAGCAATACCCAAATTAACTTCATTGAGAGTTATCTTGCCCTCATAGTATTTGTTTTTCTCAGAATTCTTGAAAGAATGGTTGTTAAAAGTATTGACCAACTTGGTCAGTCTTTCCATTTCCTCAATGGGGAATCCTTCAATATTACCCGGTTCGATTGTTAGTATCATTACACTTTCACCCTATGCGCATCTTTTTGTTGGGATTTCGTTTGCACGTCTTTGCTCCCCAATATGCCAACGCACACGCTTCTATCGGTATGCTGTTTTCTCCCCCGAATCCCCAACCGCCGCTTATAGGTCTTTTAACGCTTGTCTTGGCGGAATCGTTCAATACTTCCTGCCCCTCATACCATGTGACCGAACATTCGTTGATTGCATCGGTCAACATTCCTGTGGATGCAATAATATCTTTTGCGGATGGTCTGACTATAGAATCCTTGATTTTCCATACATCAATGATCCTCTCCACCAGAACATCAACACCGTTTTTCCCATCTATCACAACACATGATGCTTGACTGTATCGGTCATTTAACCAATCAGCCAACCACCGGATGCCGTGACCCGTGGGTTTTATATCTATGAGTGATATTCTCGAATATGTGTCACCAATAACCGCACCACATAGACATACCATTGAACCATCTGCGGAAAACTTTACGCCATAGGCTGTCTTGCCCTCTGGCTTCGGCTCTGAGGACTTGCATTTATCCCACGCCTTGTGGTCTATGGCATAATTCTCCATTGTCTCACGCTTAATGAGTAGTCCAAGGTGTTCACGGGCAAAAGTGTCCGGTGCCATCTTTTCTGCATCCTTTGCAATGGCATCCTCTAAAAGCTGATACCCAAGTGATGGGTTGAATTGATACCACCTGTTAACATCCTTGGTATCTCCCACCGCATCTGTAGACCACTCATGCAGGCAATCACCCTGTTTAGGCTCATTGTGCATATTCTCAATGGCTCTTATGAACACCGCACCTTTATCACCAATCTTTGGCGGAGTTCCCATCATGATGAACTGTGGTGATCCGCTCGGTGATGCAGATATCAGAGGAGATAGTGAAGCATCTTGCTCATCTGTATAGGCTTGTGCCTCATCCACAATGACCACATCAAACGTGCCGCCCCTGCCCATATCACTATTGTTGCCACGGGTCCTGAATTCAATGTGACCACCG